AGATAGCCCTTTCCGGTTTCTCAGCGATCAGGCTCAATGTCTGACCAGCACCTTTAAGAAAACACAAATCGCAGTTACCATGAAGCGTTTTACCGTTGACGTTAGGCAACCCTAAGTCAAAAGGCTGTTCAGACCAAAACTGTCCTACATCTTTTGCCGTTATGCCAGCAGTAACTAGCGGCAATCTTTCCCTAGCAATCTTTGCAGCCCGTCGAGGCTCATCAGCCCTAATGCCTACCCAATCCATATTCTCGTTATGCCTCCATCCTTTACTTTTAAGAAACTTATGGATTGCCCTGATTTTCATTTCTATGGTGCAAAACCGAGTAACTGGGTTTGGCAGGTACTTTTTCTTTAGGATTAGCTGCTCGAATGGCTCTCCGTTCCTGCTGGCTGTTTCAAACGAAACCTCCTCAAACCCCGGATCGTTAGCCCGATATTCAACCCAATGGATAGGTACATTCCAGTTGACGGAGCAATCCCTAACAAACTCTAAGGTCGCTTCCTCCTCTTTGCCGGTATTGGCAAAACATACAATTGCCTCGTCAGGAAGCCCGTTATTGGACTGTAAAACTCGCCACAATAGGTAGGCAGATGTTCTGCCGCCTGAGAAACTTATGACCGTAGGTTCGTCGATTAGAAATGGGTCTCTCATAAAACTCGTCTCCCCATAGAATTTTGTTGAACCTGAACTTTAGGTTCGTAAACATCTATCCAATCGCTAACGATGCTCTTTTGCAATACCGCTGACGTATCGATGCCCTTATTCTTCATTGTTTCCAATTTAGAAATCATTAACTTTACGGCTCGGTCTGTCATCGGCTTTTTTAACTTTTTCCGCATTTCAACAAAGTCGTTCCAGTCAGTTTTATTCAACCAATCAGGAAGTTCCGCAGGAACTATGGTTTTCCTTTCTTTTATTTGGTTATTGGTTATTGGTTCTTGGTTAGCATCGTTTTTCATTGCTTTCGCATTGCCATCGCTATGCGTTCGCATTACCTTCGCATTGTTCCATCGTGCGTTCGCAGAATCTCTAGCTTTTTTGCCTTTGTTGCGATACTCCTCAAGTTCAGAATCACAGCGTTTCTGACGGTAAACTTCCCCGTCTAACGTAAAGAAAGCGTCAAGGATTAGCTTAACGGATTCAGTATTTGATCCGATCTTAAAAGCCAGTAATTGAGGGTTTGCTGGTAACGGCTGTTCTGTGTCGTAATACATCCACAGCAGCTTCAAATAAGCCATTGCGTCTGTATCAGAAAGGGATGCGGTATCTCGACGGAAATCGCCGATATGATGGCGGTAGTAATGCATATCTTTGCCTTTCTCGTGAGGTGGTTAGCCTCGGCAATCTCACAAATTAGGTGGGTCAGGCAGGACGGTGAGAAATCGTCTTTTCGGGTTGCACTCCCTAGCCATTCCCTATGAACTATACCTTAACGTTTCGTAATTGACAAATCTTGCAAATCTCTAGGTTGCCGAATTGAATCGCTGACCTACTCCGCTTACATCCAGCGCAATACCGTAGCCCAAAGTTATAAGTCTTAGTCGTTCCAGTTTTGCCGCTTGACGTTGCTGCTAAGGGTTGTGAATTTTCGTCTTTCAATGGTCTGCCCTCGTGGTGTTGTTTTTCTAACTTCCGGCTGTTTATCCGGCTTAGTCTTGGTTTCTTGCAATTGTTTTAAGTATTTTTCGTATTTCATTATCGCAGAATGTTGACGTTTGGTAATAGAATGTTTCTATAGGTTTACATTTACTAATAGAAATATATTTGCACTAACCTGTTAATCTGTGGCACTATTTCGAAGCGGTAACTCACTAGGGGATAAATATGAATGACCAAGAGTTTGAACAATACCTGATCTCAGAGCTGCTTGACGGACATCCTAACGATGTTTTGTGCCACATGGACGCTGCAAGCATTGAGGAAGAATTTAGCGAACTTCTATTTGTCTGGTCAATGGGGCAAACAGACGCAGAGGCACTCAAGGATGGTATGCAGCGGTTTTTAGTCGGAATGATTGACCGTATCGTTAAGGGGAAACAATTACCTTCTTACCAGCAAACAGCAGAAGATGTGTACATGGAGTATCAAGACAGGCTGTATCAAGAGCGTAAAGACCGGGAAGCAGAGGAACACTTTAGGAGCCAAGCATGAAACTATTTAATCCAGACGATAAACTAGCGGATTTCATTGACCGTAATGCCCTGTGGGTAATCGTGGCAATATTGATCCTTTCTATGCTACTGGATAACTTATGACATTTCCTTGCATTTTAGACAAAGAGTTTAAGTATGTTCCGTCAACTAAAACGAATATTCGTAAGACTTTTGATCGCATTAGAAAGGAGCAAAAGGAGGCTACAAAGGTACAGACTACTCAGGCAACACAACCTAACAATATCATCTTCAATAAAAAATTCGCTAAAGGATAAATAATGGATAACCGTCAACAGGAGCAAGAAGAACAGCAGCAATGGCTTGTGTATGAAAAGCTACAGAAAGCCAGAGTCAAGCTCCAGAATATCGAGCTAAAGAAGTCAGGACACAACAAGTTCGCAGGGTATCGCTACTTTGAGCTGACCGACTTCCTGCCTACAGTCAACTCGATATTTGCTGAATTAAAGCTATGTCATACGCTAGAGTTCACCAGCGACTTAGCGACAATGCGCGTTATTGACACTGAGGATGGTGGATGCGCTAAATTCACCTGCCCAATGGCTTCTGCTCAGTTGAAGGGTTGCCATGAAGTCCAGAATCTAGGCGCATCGATTACCTACATTACTCGGTATCTTCTCGTTATGGCTCTGGCTATTTGTGAGCATGACGCACTAGACGCGACTACTGGTGCAGAAGAACCTAAGTCGGCAAAGCCTGTAACGAAAGACGTATTCGATACGCTAGACGAACAGTCACAGGAAGAAATCAAGAGCTATGCAGCCGACGTAATTATGCTGATTCATAAAGATCAGGTAGCTGAGGCTGTGGAGTACATCAATTCTCTGGAGCTAGATGCGGATTGGAAGACTGCACTCTGGTCACAGTTGGATAGCAAGCAACGTAGTGCAATCAAGAAATTTACTAAAGGATAAACAATGGAATACGACAACACTAATCGCGGTATGTTGGGTCGCAATACGAACAAGCAGTCTGAAAAGCACCCAGACTATAGCGGCACTATCAATATCGATGGTCGGGATTACTGGCTCTCTGGATGGCTTAAAGAAGGCAAGAATGGCAAATTCTTCTCTCTAGCGGTCAAGGAGAAGGAAACCAAGAAGCCAGCTAAAAACGACTTTAAGGATGACGATCTAAGCGACGCACCATTCTAAGGAGAAACTATGAAATGCCTAGTTGCACTTTGGCTAGTGATCACAGCCCCTATGGTATGGGCTAGCTGCACGACACATAGCTATTATTACGATGGTCGATATGTATCATGCACGACCTGCTGTTTTGGTGGAAACTGCAACACTAGCTGTTATTGATTACGAGGGAAAGTTACATTGGCTTTTCGATCAAAAGTCGTCAAGGATAGAACCAGTGTAATGAGTACCTCACCAGTTAGCCCAGCGATAGGTGGCGCACATAACCTACGCAGCATACGCACAGGCTCCTATCAGGTAGAAGTCTCCCTCTGTGTGAGTATGTTGACAGCCCGGAAAGACGGGCATTAACTCAGGAGAAAAAATGAAACTGTTGGACTATCTAAAAGAGACCTACGAAATCAAGAATGACCGTCAACTGGCTATCCGTATCGGGGTATCAATGCCAACGATCAGCAAGATCAGGAACGGGCATAACGGAGTTTCGGCTGAGACAAAGATCGCAATACACAAGGCTTTTGATATGCCTATCGCAGAAATTGAGGAGTTTTTATGAGCTTTGAGATTACGGAATTAGAAGTCGTTAGGTGGGCTGAGGCTAGGGGCATCATCAGGAATTCGGACTCTAAGACACAGCTTCTTAAGGCAGTATCAGAAATGGGGGAACTAGCCGATGCGGTCATTAAACGAGACAGAGACGCAATTATTGACGGAATTGGCGACGTTCTTGTATGCCTTATTGTGGCTGCTGCTATTGAAGATGTCGATGTAAAGCAGTGTCTAAGGGCTGCTTATAACGAGATTAAAGACCGTAAAGGGTACTTGAACAAGGAAGGCGTATTTATCAAGGATGGACAAAAATGAGCAGATTCTTAGCCTAGTGAAGTTTAAGGCTATGAACATATTTGAGTTATGTGATTCAGTACATATAGTCCGCAGGGCAATGCAAGAGAGGCTGAATCACCTAATGGAGACTAACCAGCTTTACGTTAGCCACTACAAATTTGAGAAGTTAGGTAAGAAGTTCCAGCAAATCAAGTATTACAGGAAGGGGAATAAACCTCATGCTCCAAAGCCAGCACCGCTAACAGACTTAGAGAGGCAAAAACTTAGCAGGGAACGGCTAGACGAGGATGAGATAGAAAACAGGTTAGCGAAGCGCAGGATAAAGCGGTATGTATCAAAAATTGAGAAAGTCGGAGACCCTTACATAGACTGGATAAGGAAACCATAATGGACAGATTCTCGGAATGGGCAGATCAGAATATGCCAGACGCGACAGTTGAACACTATCGGGCATGGAAAGCAGGGCATGAACAATCCAAAGTCCTCGTACTTCAGCTTCGTTCCGAGATCATCCGGCTACAAGAGTTAATCAGCCAACTAAACCACGAAAGGAATATCGGCTAATGGGCAGACCTCGCAAGAATCCAGATGACCCTAAATGGGATAAAAACGAGCCACAGGAAGCCATAAGCCACGTTAATGATGATTGGCGTATCTTCTTCGCAGCGGCTCTAGGAGGCTTAATCGCTAGGGGCAGTGGTCAGACTTATGAACAGATGATAAAAACGGCTTCAGAGATAGCAAAAGAGGCTCAGAAATCCATTCAATAATCCATTCATAAATCCATTCATGTATCTATTAGCTCACCTCGGAAATAGAACTGATCCCCAATGACCTGCACTAGCTCTGGCGGCATTAGCTTTCCGTCAATGAAATGCAATACCGCAAATCCTGACCGCCAGTTCTTAGGGCTATCCTCAGCGTAATCAAACTGAGACCCATCGATAAACGCCAGAGTGCCTGTATCTACGCCGTACCTTGTTCCAGTGTAGTCCGTCCAAGGCGTAACCTTAAGACTGTGTAAATGCCCAGTAACGATAGAAACACCAGACTTTAGGGTATTGTTGTACACAGCATGGATGCCATTATGATAACGATGTTTAATCATTACCTTGTCATTGACCATCACGCTAGTGGAGAACTTCCATCGAGGAAAATGGTCTCTCAAGTCCATGCCCTCAACACCCTTCCACGTATCCCCTACCTGAGCCGCTAAACGGGCGTTAAAGCGCATATCATGGTTGCCCCATGTCCAGTGTAGGGTAGCTCCTTTTGCAGCCTTCTCGACCTCTCCTAGACGCTCCTGACAGGCTTCTAGCTCCTGTTTTACGCTAGGAGTTGATCCCCATCCAGATACAGGGTGACGAGAGATACTTGCCCCGTCAAACACATCGCCATTCATAATGACCATCTTCGGTTTAACCGTTTTGATGACCTTTATCAATGCCTTGTGTGCCGGACTAACTTCCTCGGGCATATAGTGGCAATCTGAAGCCACAACCACATATCCGTCAGAAATATCTACTAAAGCCCTTACATTGTTCTCTGGATATGTAACCTTGAAATCAGGGCTTTGTGGCGCTGTACCCTTTAAGACGATAGAGAAATTCTTTTCTATATTCCTACGTCTTGCATGGACGTTTCTTACATTGATACCTAATGCCTGAGATACTTGAGACGGACTACCAGACTCATTCCACAGACGAATAAACTCCTCGTCTGTACACGATTTGCGTTTCATAAGCCACCTTAGTTAGTTGCTCTGCGATACTCTCCGCACCATTGATTTTCTGCGGTAATGGCGAAAGAGAAGCCAACTCCATCCTCGTCGGGGATAATCTGAGGAGGAAATCTCCTACATTCCCCGAATTCTTCGTTTTTATCACCTGCGTAGAAACTACAAGTACGACACATCGGCATACAATCGTCAGGAATCTTCTTCTTCACGATGGGTTAATCTCCGGTTCAGCAGCTAAATATTCAAATGAACGAACAGACCAAACGGCTGTTTGACCATTATCAAACACAACCATTACCTTATCATTTTGCAATAGCCAGCAAAACCGCAAATAACCCTTACCGTTAGTGCCGAAAGCGTATCCATCCCGCATATTCTTCTCAGCACAGTATTCCTGACGGTTAGTTACAATCGTCCAACCACCCGCATTGTTAGCAAACCCCGCAGCCTGTGGCATATCGTCAGCAATGGCAATTAAGGGGAACATCAAGGCAATTAGGTACTTCATGGAACCTCCTTGTTGTATTGCCGAATGATGGACTGCAACGCCTCTAATCGCCTATTCGAATCTCGGCAAGATTCATAGTTCTCTATTACTGTCTCGGCAACGTCTTTAGCGGCAATGGTGGAGCCATTAGCTCCGGTGGAACTGCTATCCGGCAAACTGGCTGTTGCGGCTGCATCGTGGAGCATCCCGAAAGTAGAACTAATAGGGCAATCATTCGATACACGATCAACCTCTTTCGTTAGTGTCCGGTAAACGATCCGATCCTTTCTTGCAGACTCGATTACAGTCTTTGCTACAGAATCGGCAACTTCCTGCTGCTTCTTGAAACTCTCTACCGCAGCTAAAGCACTTGCAGCCCTCTCCGCATCCCACTTTACCTGAACGGACTGCTTCCCCATCACATAACATTTCCATCCTGCCCCCGCTAATACCAAACAAGTCACAGCAACCGCAGCTATTCTCCAATACATAGTTTGTACTCCTGCTGTCGACGAGCCGTTAGACCCTTCAATTCCTTGCCGTTAAACTTGTTCCATTTCAGCAACTCTTTACAGGCAGCCGAATAGTCACGCATTTTTAAGTTCTTGACAAGAGTAGACTTACAAGCAGCACCAGTGCCGATGTTGTATGACCATGAAACGATAGCATCCCATTCATACTGATACATTGGTACATCGCCAATGCAGCGTTTTAGGTCTTTTTGGAAGGATTCAGTGTGCTGAGAGAGCTTGATTAACGCTCTAATAGGGTCGGTTTTGTCACCGATCTTAACGTTATG